CCAGTTCAACACGCGGCACGCTCGTCTTAGCCAACACAAGCGCCAATACGGTCACGCTGCAATCATCCAATACGACAGCGGCTAATTACACGCTGACTTTCCCAGCGGCTGCACCTGTTAACGGTTATTATCTACAAACTGACACGAACGGCGTCTTGTCTTGGGCGGCAGGCGGCGGTGGTGGTGGTGGCTCACCTGGCGGCTCTAACACGCAGGTTCAGTTCAACGATTCGGCGACATTCGGCGGCGAAGCTGCGTTTACTTATGATAAAACGACATACACGCTCGGTCTTGGCGTTGCGTCTACAACGACCGGCACATTTAATCTATACAATTCAGCCAGTGCTAATGCTGTCAGTTTAAAGTCAGGCAATAATAGCGCCGCATGGACGTTAACGCTGCCGACATCTGGCGGCACAAATAATTACGCTCTACTGACAGATGGGTCAGGCACCACATCTTGGGGCGCTGTTGCTACCGGCACAATTAGCACCGGCACAATTGGTCAGCTCACCTACTATAGCGGCACAAACACGCTGTCTGGCACAACGACCGGCACAGGCGTCCTAACTGCTATCGGTAATAACACAAACGTTGCTGGCGGCGTTCTTGTCCCTGCGGCAGCTCTTACAGCAAGTGCAATCGTTCTTGGCGGTGGTTCTGGCACCGGCCCAGCCACCACAACGACCGGCACGGGCGTCGTTACAGCTATCGGTAACGCTGTTAATACGGCAGGCGGTCTGTTAGCTCCAGCGGCAGCTCTTACCGCAAGTGCTCTTGTTGTTGGTGGCGGTTCTGGCACAGGCCCGTCAACTGTTACGACAGGCACAGATGTTGTTACGGCTCTTGGCGTTAATGTTGGCACGGCAGGCGCATTTGTCGTTAACGGTGGTGCGTTAGGCACACCGTCATCTGGCAATCTGTCGAGCTGCACTAACATCCCTGTCAATCAAGCCACGGGTACACTTGCTGTCGCTAACGGCGGCACAGGTCTGACCAGCGGCACGTCAGGCGGCGTTCTTTACTACAGTGCGACCGGCACGCTCGCATCTTCGGCAGCTCTTGCTGCTAGTTCGCTAGTTATCGGCGGCGGCGCGGGGGTAGCGCCTTCTACAACGACAACTGGCGCAGGTATTCTTACCTTCTTAGGCACGCCATCATCAGCTAACTTGGCTACGGCTGTTACAGATGAGACAGGTTCTGGCTCACTTGTATTTGCAACAAGCCCAAGTCTTACAACACCAACGCTTGGTGTTGCTTCAGCGACCAGTATCAACAAAGTCGCAATCACGGCTCCGGCCACAAGTGCTACGCTGACAATTGCGGACGGTAAGACGTTAACATCCAGCAATACAATTACGCTCGCCGCGACAAACGATAGCCAGACCTATACTCTGCCTGCGGCAACATGCAATATTGGCTATCTTGAAGTTCCGCAAAACAGCCAGAGTGCGGCTTATACAACGGTCTTGGCCGACAGTGGCAAACAAATATTCCATCCGTCAACAGACAACAACGCCCGCACATTTACGATTCCTGCGAATAGTAGTGTTGCCTATCCCGTTGGAACGGTAATAACTTTTATAAACCAGATAAATACGCTTACGATTGCTATTACAAGCGACACAATGACTTTAGCTGGCACATCGACTACAGGATCACGAACTTTAGCGGTAAATGGTATAGCCACAGCTATTAAAGTTGGATCTACAAACTGGATTATTAGTGGAACAGGTTTGACCTAATGTCCGGCATATTAAATGTTCTTCTCGCCGCGGGAGGCACACCCCCTCCTACAATAAATTATCTTATTGTTGCTGGCGGCGGTGGTGGTGGTGGATCTGCCGAAACTGTTGCCGCTGGTGGTGGCGGTGCAGGCGGGTACAGAACATCATCTAGTGCGTCCGTATCGGCTGGAGTCTCCTATACGGTGACTGTTGGCGGCGGGGGCAGCGGTAGTTCTGGACGCGTAAAAGGTGTTAATGGCTCAAATAGTTCTATAAATTTAAGCCCGTCAACGATAACTTCTACGGGCGGCGGCGGCGGTGGCGCGTATGCTAGTGGTCAAGCCGGTGGGAGCGGCGGTTCTGGCGGCGGTAGTTCGGGTCTTGTTTATGGCGCGGGCACTGGAACTTCTGGCGAAGGCTTTGACGGCGGCGCTAATAGTAATGCCAATAGTAATTTACAGGGCGGCGGCGGTGGTGGTGGTTCTGCGGGGCCAAATCGACCAAGTTTTAATACGCAAAACGGTCAAGATGGCGGTGCAGGCACCGCAAGTAGTATAAGTGGCCCTTCTGTTACATATGCGGCAGGCGGCGGCGGCGGCGGCGGTTTTGGAACTTCACCGGCAGGCACGGGCGGCGCAGGTGGATCAAGCGGCGTAGGCGGCGCAGGTGGCAACTCATCACCGGCTAGTAATGGCAGCGCAGGTTCAGCTAACACAGGGTCTGGCGGTGGTGGTGGTAGTGGTAGTGCTTCAGCGCCATATACAACCACTGTTGGCGGTAATGGCGGCGGCGGCGTTGTAATCATAGCTTATTCATCAGCGTATAAAGACGCGACTGTTACAGGTTCACCCACTAAAACAACTTCTGGCGGAAATACAATTTATACTTTTACGGGGAACGGCACCATACAATGGTAATTGAGAATTTGTTTCCTACGCCGATTGGTTTTTTTAAATTTGAAGATAAAGTAGATACCGATTTTCTAATAAATCAACCACAACGCGTTAATGAAGGAAATACAAGCAGCGAAGACAAATATATATTAAATAACAAACGTGTATTTGATCTGAGACAATTTATAGAAAAATCGCTACACGAATATTTTATGTCGACTCACGCGCCTAAGAACGACACACATTTAAAAATTACGCAATCTTGGCTGAACTGGACAAAGCCAGGGCAACATCACCATAAGCATGCGCATCCTAACTCCTTGATTTCTGGTTGCTATTACGTTAACGCGCGCAAAGATAGTGACAAAATATTTTTTTACCGTGATGGATATCAACAAATTAAATTTCCACCTGTTGAATGGAATCCTTATAATTCTGAAAGTTGGTGGTATCCTGTTAATACGGGCGATCTTGTGTTATTTCCCTCATCTTTGACACATATGGTTCAGCCAGTTGAAGGCGAAGATACAAGAATTAGTTTGGCCTTTAATACGTTTCCAATTGGAATGATAGGCGAAGAAAATGCGCTGACAGCATTATTTTTGGAGAAATAAAGTGGCACATTTTGCAAAACTTGATAATAGCAATATAGTTATTGACGTTAATATCGTTAATAACGAAGTTATTGATAACTTACCTTTTCCTGACAGTGAACCAGTAGGAATTGCTTTTTTAATAGATTGGTCAGGCGGTTACTCTAATTGGAAACAAACTAGCTATAATAATAATTTTCGCGTTCGATACGCCGGAATTGGCTATAGTTACAATGCGGCATTAGATGCTTTTACCCCGCCACAACCTTACCCATCTTGGACGTTAGACAACGCTACGGCTGATTGGATTCCGCCAATGCCATATCCAAATGACGGCGAAAAATATACTTGGAATGAAGAAACGCAGTCTTGGGACGTTGTAGATGAAAATTGAGCTGACGACGCAACAATGGAATTACATACTTAACGTCTTAGGCCAACGGCCTTACGTTGAAGTAGTTGAATTGATTGCGGAGATACAAAAACAGGCCGTTGACGATCAGACGCCTAAAGAGTAATAATACGATTTACCGACTAGCCGGATAGCTAGGACAGAAAGGAAATCGCGTGAGCGACGAAGAACAGGCTGTAGCGGAGATCAGCCCCGCGCCGGAACAGGAAGCCACGGCGGCACCTGAATCTGTTGAGACGACGCCGGAGGAACAACAGTCTACAAAATCGTTCTCTCAAGAAGAGTTGGACGCGATTGTAGGCAAACGCCTCGCAAGAGAACAGCGCAAATGGGAAAGAGATCAAGCCCAACGGCTTGCGGAGCAACAGGCTAGACAGCCCGTCGCACCTCCACCCGCGCCAGATGATTTTGAGAATGCGCAAGCCTATGCGGAAGCACTGGCCGAGCAAAAAGCTCAAGAGATGCTGGCACGACGAGAGGCCGCAAAACAACAGGCAGCTCTGCTTGACTCGTATAAAGACCGTGAAGAGGAAGCCCGCGATAGATACGATGACTTTGAACAAGTCGCGTATAATCCGAACCTCCCCGTAACGGACTATATGGCTCAAGCCATCCAGGCTTCAGACATTGGCCCCGAAGTGATCTATCACTTAGGTTCCAATCCAAAAGAGGCCCAACGGATTGCCAATTTGCCGCCGATTTTGCAGGCAAAGGAGATCGGTAGACTTGAGGCCAAACTGGTCGCAGATCCGCCGACAAAACGCACTTCAACTGCGCCAGCTCCTCTTGCTCCTGTCACGGCTACTCGGTCAAGCTCCGGCCCTAGATATGATACGACAGACGCGCGAGCGATAAAGTCGATGTCAACGTCAGAATGGATTGAAGCCGAACGGTTGCGACAGATCAAGAAGTGGGAAGCGCAAAACCGTAGGTAATTAGGTTATGTCAAACTCAATTTTAACAATTGACATGATCACAAGGAAGGCGCTCGAGATCCTTGAGAACTCCCTTGTGCTCACCCGCACTGTAAACCGTCAGTATGACGACTCTTTCGCTGTAGAAGGCGCTAAGATCGGCTCGACCCTCCGCATCCGTCTTCCTGACCGCGCATTGGTCACGGACGGCGCTGCCCTTCAGGTTCAGGACGACAACGAGCAATACACCACGCTCACTGTTTCCAGCCAGAAGCACATCGGCGTGAACTTCACGACCGCCGAACTCACGATGCAGTTGGACGACTTCGCTGAACGTGTTCTGAAGCCTCGTATTTCGCAGCTCGCGTCTTCTATCGACGCCGACGTTGCAAACAGCTTCAAATACATTGGCAATTCGGTCGGCACCCCAGGCACCACGCCTGCTACGTCGC